TTTCAGATGGAGCAGGGCCCGGAGCAAATACTACTCTGTCAGGCGATATGATGCTATACAAGCCTGAACTTGGGGTATTAGTCCGGAATGCTTCTGATACTTCAGCTAATTCCAAAGCTCTTTCGATTTATAATCTGCTCAACCTGAAAACAAATTTCACATCCGGAACAACCCGGTTTAAGCGAATTCGTGCAATATCTGAACCGTTTTTCGTTTCAAAAACTGCAAATAACCTCTATATATATTCAATTAATTTTGAGATCCAAATAAGCGGAACCTAACCTAAAAAATAAAACGGTGACACAATGACCCACGTTGACACACTTGGAACGACTATAAAAATAGATGGAATTGAAATTAAGTACATCAGTCTGGATACAATTCCAATCCCTGATGGGGACACAAAAGATAAAGACACAAGCACCCTCGGATCTGGAACTGTAATGGAAAAGGGCCTTGGGATGTTCGATCCTGGGAGCTGCGAGATAACTGGAAACTATATCGCAGGGGATGCCGGACAGATTGCTCTCGAAGCAGCATTTTCAGACAGGGCACTACACGCGTTTGAGGTCAATATAGTCAATGCTGGAACTATATTTACTTATAACGCATACGTGACCAAATATATACCCGGAAGCAAGGACAATACTTTTACTTTCAGTGCAAACCTTCTGGCATCAGGTCGATTCACGAAATCAACCACATTTGCTGAGATAACCTCAGTTGCTGCAAGTGCAGTAGGTGCTAAAATATCCCCGACAATAGCAGGAAGTGCATTAGCGTCAACCTCAAAACATATCGTGATCGCAGTACCTACCGCGATAAGTTCTACAACATTTACCGTAACTGCCGCGGCTTCGACTTTAATTAGTTTATCGATAGACGCGGGCGCCACATACACAACGTTGACGAGCGGGACACCGTCGAGTGCGATTACACTGGCAACAGCCGGGACGCTAACAGTGGGGATGCTAAAAGTAAGCGAGTCACTGAAAGCCACTAGATACGTAGAATTACTATTCGTAAGGGAGTAATTCTCATGGTCGGCGGTCCTGTAGATTTCATCCCTCAATATTCTCTTTTTTATACTAATAATGGACAAAAAAAAATGTATGAGCTTCTTGGCGTCAGAACCCAGGCCGAGTTCGCCAAATATCTTGGAAAGGATGGTGGAATAAGCAATGACGACATGGATATGATGATCCAAGCTGGACTTGTGTGGCAACATCCAGATATAACCCTCAAAGAAGTTCAGGATCTCATTGAAACAGAATTTTATATAAAACAGGGTGGGGACCTTGAAATTGAAAATGATAAAATAATTGAAGCATTTGTTAATTCTGGACTTTTGAGTAAAGAGCGTGTGGAATATGCAAATAAAGTTAAAAAGTTATCAGTTTTGACAGCTACAAAAGAACTCGATGATAAACTCAAGGAAGCTGATATGGGAAATCGTTAATAAACACTGACATTGATGATATTTTTGATATGATGCAACGGCGTTTGTTCCGTTTTTGTAGCATACCCCCTAAAGACTTTTGGAGCTATTCTCCTGCTGAATGTTATCTCATGATCGAAGAGGCGGCCAACAAAGAAAAGGAAATGTCCGACTTTGAGACGATCCTGAACGCTCGGCTGTGTGCTGTTATATTCAACAGTCAGGGCGGGCTTAACGGAAAAGCGGTAGAGATTGATGCGTTTCTTCCTGACGGCATGAAATCAAAACATAATCTCCCGTTATCTAAAGAGGATCAGATAAAAAGGATTCTCGACCGCGGCAACATGCTTGCTCATAAATGCGAAATGTAAACACATTATCATAAAAAACGAGGTGACACATGGGGTTGATTGGCGAGATTTTTGCAGACGCAGGGCTACACCTTGATAAAGCGAGCTTTGCACAGTATGGCGCAATGCTGAAACAGTCTGAATCCCAAATAGGCGAGTTTTCCACAGGGATGCAAACCGCCATGATTGCAGCGTTTGCGGTTCCTGCCGCCGCAGTTGCGGGAATTGCCGGATATGGATTATTGGTTGCCTCTAGTATGCAGGATGCCAGTACGTCGCTTACTACTGTATATGGGAATGTTGACACAGCAAAAGAAAAGTTTCAATGGTTAGCTGATTTCGCGGCATCTACGCCATTTGCATTTCCTGAACTTCTAGATGCTACCGTAAAATTGAAAGGATATGGGATTGAAGCCGAGGACTACATGGGGACCATTGGGGACGCTGCATCCGCAATGGGAAAAACCCTGGATCAGACCACAGAAGCGGTTGCCGATGCAATGACCGGGGAATTTGAACGACTCAAGGAATACGGAATCAAGGCAATCGTAATAACAGCATCAAACGCTGCACAGTTGGGTGCGAACCTTTCAGATGTTGGGAAAACTGCCCTTTCCTATGTCAGTAAATCCGGAGAAGAGCAGATCAAAGTCGTTGACCGAACAAACAAGACGATGGTTCTCTCTGCAATTCAATCCATATGGGACGTTGAGAAAGGGTTTGCTGGTGCAATGGAAACCCGAAGCAAAACAATGTCCGGTATGTGGTCGACAATAAAAGATAATTTTACCATGAGCCTTGTTGACATGATCGGATTCAAGGATGGTGAGGTCCAGGCAGCAAGTTTAATGGGCGTTTTAATGTCGCTTGAAGGAGTGGTTGTCATTCTTTCAGGTGCGTTTTCGGGCATGTCCGAGCCCATGCAAACGTTTGTAGTTGTTTCTGCTGGAGGAATGGCAGCCACTTTCGCTCTGGCAGGTGGATTAATTGCAGCCTCCGCCGCAGGGATAACCACCGACGCGGTGATGGCAGCATTGGCAATCTCTGTGAACGCGGTTATTTGGCCTGCAACTCTTGTTGTGGGGTCTATTGCGCTCATGGCGGCCGGATTAGTATATCTTGATGAAAAAACAGGAATTGTTTCGGCTGCATGGCAGGGTCTTAAAGACGTGATGACTATAACATGGGATAAAATCAAAACCGTAGTCAGTGGAATGGTTAGCTGGATAAGTGACGCATCAACTAAGATTGTGGGTTATTTGATGGGCATGATACCTCAAGAACTCATCGACAAAATAAACGCTTTTGGGGAATGGATCTCCTCTTATCTGGGGCAATCTTTTGAGGAACTCAACATCCAAGCCGAGGGGGTCCGCGCAAAAAACGTCGAAGTTGGGGATTCATTATCAGAGATTGATACTAAAACACTTCAAAATGTAAATGGGCAGGTAACTTCTCTTGATGACATGCTTAATGCTGTAACGGGGTCAGCCGATACAACCACGGCATCAATCAATGCGCTTGATTCAAGCTCAACGTCAGGGCTAACAAGCCAGATCCAGACAACGGATACTGCCCTGCAATCTGCAAATACCACCGGCCAACAGTTGGGGGCAACAATAACCGCCGATGGTCAAATCTCGATGGGTGGGACAACTGCACAACTGCAACTCGTCAATAGTTCAGGAGCTGCAACAAATACAACGATGGCGAACCTCGGAACTGTGATGGGGGCAGATGGGAATATCAGTTTTGCAGGTACACAGGGTCAGTTGGTCCTCACAGACTCAACGGGCCAACAACTCAAACTCACATCTCAGCAGTGCATAGATCTCGCGAAAACTTACAATGCTCAAAAACTGACTGCCTTCCAGGCACAAATCAGCACAACGATTGCAAACTGGCACGCTGCAAGTCAGGCAGCATCCGACGCAATGACTGTGGGACATGCTGCAAATGTTGCCGCTAAGACCGTTTCAAAATCGTATGGTACATCTTCTGGAAGCCTGGGTGCAACGTCTCCAAATGGGGTCACAGTGTTGGCAGCGGGGTCAAAAACTCAATCTACGAGCACGAGCAAGACCACAAACATCGGGACTGTGAACGTAAACAAACCCGTAGCATCCAACCGTGGAACATTAAAAATCATAGCTAAGAGTTGAAACAATGGCAACGTACACAGTAGGTTTAATCGGCTCAGGGGCTGATTACGTGTGCCCCACTACAGGAGCACAGACTAAAATAAA